TGAAAGCGTTTGCAATCTTTGGTGACAAGATGCAGGCAATCGAACTCTGTGTCGCACGGTTTGATGAGGACACCAAGTTTTCTTTCATCGACCTCTACACCAAGATCGACGCCGGTGTTATCACTGGTGAAGAAGAAGAGAACAAAAATCCTCTTCGGGAAGGACTTGAAGAAAACAACGCCTTCTAAAAAAGTTATGTGTGGGGGTTGAAATATAGTGTTTCAATCCCTATATATAATAGGTGGATGCCATTACGGGTCCACCGTTTAATCTTGCTTTATAAGGAGATACCAAAATGGTTACAAGCAAAGCACTATCTATTTTCGATAATCTAAATCAACTCACACCCTATGCTGTAGGATTTGATCGAGTCTTCGATCAACTCAATACATACGCTCGCAATAATGCAACATCAACAGGGTTCCCACCATATAACATCCGTAAAGGGGGTGACTACACTTATGCCATCGAAATGGCCTTGGCGGGATTTAGTAAGGATGATATTGAAATTGAAGTAGCAGAAGGTTTACTTACGGTTCGTTCAGTTAAAGAGGACTCTGAAACGAATGAAGAATATGATTCCAAAATTTATCGTGGAATCTCATATCGTAAGTTCAATCGGAAATTCACTCTTGCAGATGACATTGTAGTGAACGATGCTTCCCTCAAAAATGGTATGCTTGAGATTACTCTTGAGCGTATTGTTCCAGATGTGAAGAAACCTCGTATTATTAAAATAAAGTAATTTTGAATCGGTGAGGGGGTTCGCTCCCTCACCATTTTATTATGGAGAAAAAATGAGAAAGAAAATCTCTTACAAATATGATGAAGATAAGACGCTCGTTGAACTGAAGAAGTACATTGACGCAACTTATGATGAACACTACAGTCAAGGTAAGTATCAGTCAACTGAGTTTATTATTGACGGTGGTCATGGTGAAGGTTTCTGTATCGGCAACATCATGAAATACGCACAACGATACGGAAAGAAGGGTGGTAAGAATAAAAGTGACTTGCTAAAAGTAATTCACTATGGTATTATTGCTCTATACATTAATGAAACGGAAGGTGACAAATGAAGTATGAAATTGGTGGTAAATCGTATTCTGATATCGGTGTTTATCAAGATAAACTTGGACCAGTAGCAAAAATTACTGGAAATTCTGATGTTGGTTACACACTTACTACTGGATATCATAGTTGGGGTCCATACCTCAAACAAAAAGATGCTATTGATCATTTAATCGAATTTGAAGAGGGAAATATATAATGAAACTGACTTCGAACACAATCTCTATTCTGAAGAACTTCTCTACAATCAATCAAAACCTAATGGTGAAGACAGGTAACACTCTCTCCACCATGTCTGCAATGAAGAACATCGTTGCACAGGCAGAGGTGACAGAGACGTTCCCACAGGAATTTGCAATCTATGATCTAAACGAATTTCTATCTGCACTCTCTCTATTTGAAGAGCCAGAACTGAACTTCGAAGACTCATATGTTACAATCACACAGGAAGGTTCTCGTAAGAACCTCAAGTACTGGTTCTCTGATCCAGAGGTGGTGACAACTCCATCCAAGGCAATTGTGATGCCCTCGACTGAGGTGACATTCAATCTATCCAGTGATACTCTGAATGAAATCCAGAAGGCTGCCGCAGTTATCGGTGCGCCTGATATGGCACTTGTCAATGGTAGTCTGATGGTTACTGATAAGAAGAACGACACTGCAAACGCATATGAAACTGGTCTGGATGCAAATGATACAGATGTTAACTACAAGTTCTGGTTCAAGACTGAGAACCTAAAACTTATTGCTGGTTCTTATGATGTTGAAGTATCTTCTAAGAATATCAGTCGTTTTGTAAACTCTGCTGTAGGTGTAGAGTACTGGATTGCTCTAGAGCCTGAGTCAAAGTATAATGCGTGATACATTTCTTTGGGTTGAACAATACCGCCCAAAGACTGTTGATGAATGCATTCTACCTAAGACTCTAAAATCACAACTACAGTCTTATGTGAATAAACAGGATATCTCCAATCTGATTCTGGCAGGTGGTCCAGGCGTGGGTAAGACAACTGCTGCCCGTGCAATGCTAGAACAGATTGGTGCTACCTATATGTTCATCAACGGTTCTGAGGAGTCTGGTATTGATGTACTTAGAACCAAGATTAAGAACTTTGCGTCTACAGTCTCTCTTGAGGGTGGACGCAAGTATCTTATTCTGGATGAGGCAGACTATCTAAATCCACAGTCAACTCAACCAGCCCTTCGTGGGTTCATGGAAGAGTTTCATAGTAACTGTGGGTTTATTCTCACTTGTAACTATAAGAATAAACTGATTGCACCTCTGCACTCACGGTGTGGTGTTGTGGACTTCACTATTCCTAAAAGTGAGAAGTCTAGCCTTGCACATCAGTTCTTCAAACGTGCAATCTCAATTCTAAAAGAGAATGAGATTAAGTATAATGATAAAGTTGTTGCAGAACTCATCAACACTCATTTTCCCGATTGGAGAAGAATCCTAAATGAGTTGCAGAGGTATTCTGTCTCTGGTGAAATTGATGCTGGTATTCTCGTTAATCTAAGTGAGAAGAGTATCAAAGAACTCATGGTCATGATGAAGAAGAAGGAATTTACAAATGTTCGTAAATGGGTTGTCGATAATATTGATAATGATCCTGACACTCTGTTTCGTGCTGTTTATGATAACATGTATGATTATCTGGAACCTTCTACTATTCCTCATGTGGTTGTTATCCTTGGTGAATACCAGTATAAGAATGCTTTCGTCGCAGACCCAGAAATTAATATGGTGGCGTGTCTGACTGAGATTATGGCAAGGGGGAAGTTTAAATGATTTGTGAAATCTTTGACAATCTACTAGAACCGCATGTTGCAGAACTGATTGATATTGAGATTAGAAAAACACACTGGAAGTATGACTACCATTCTAATAAAAGAATTGGTATCCAACCACACTGGCATGTATTCTGTGGTGACAATGAAGAAGAGGTTCGCAATAATCAATATGACTTTCTTCTTCCTATTTGGGATGCTGCTGCATACAAACTCAAACTGAAGGAACGGTTTGATATTGTTGGGTGGAAACGTCTATACATGAACGCACATACGTTTGGTGTAGAGCCACACATGCATTTTGATGATGGTGACTTTACTATGATGTATTATCCTCGCATGGACTGGCAACCAGAGTGGCTTGGTGGTACTGCAATTTGGGATGACGAGGGGAAGAACATTGCAGAATATTCTAACTACGTTGGTAATCGTCTTTTGATTTTCCCTGCAAGTAACAATCATCAAGCAATGCCAGTGTCTAAGTATTGTTATGAACTACGCAACGTTGTAGTGTTTAAACTTTATGTGGATGGTGATAATGTCGATAGACTTGATTTCTACAAGTCGTAAGGAACAGTTTTATGCCAGAGTTGAAGGAATATCTTAATGCCATCAATCATACTAAGGAAAAACTTCTAGACAGTGACGATGAGGATTGGGAGAAAAAATATCCACCATTTATTGTAAATAAGTGCGTTTATCCATTTCAAGACACAATCATGTTGGTGAATGAGATTAACCAACTACCACATCTTGACAAGAAACTACAATTCGACTTTCTACTAAATAGTGTAAGGTCAAGGAAACGTTATACTCCTTGGTTGAAGGCGAATAAACTAGATAATCTAGAGGATGTAAAAGAGTATTACGGTTACAGTAACGAGAAAGCAAAGCAAGCTCTTGATATTCTAACGGATGAACAAATCGCCGAAATAAAAAAGAAATTATATAAAGGCGGTGCAAAAAAATGAGTGAAGAAGAACAGATACATTGGACACAGGAGCAGATGCTTGAGGTTACTCTCAACGAACCAGATGACTTTCTAAAGGTTCGTGAGACACTTTCCCGCATTGGTGTTGCATCAAGAAAAGAACGAACACTATATCAATCTTGTCATATACTGCATAAGCAAGGCAAATACTATATTGTGAGCTTCCTTGAATTATTTGCTCTGGATGGAAAAAAGTCAAGTATTGCAAGTAATGATATTGCAAGACGTAATACAATTGCTAATCTACTTAGTGATTGGGGACTTGTTAATATCGTTGGTGAACTTGGTGAGACTGCACCTCTAAGTCAAATCAAAGTATTATCCTATAAAGAAAAGAACGAGTGGACTTTAGAGACAAAATATAGCATAGGGGCTAAAAAGAGTAATGGATAAGTTTCGCTCTTACGTCACTGAAGAAAAACAGGAAAGTTATCGGGTTGTTGTAATCTCTAATGAACTTGGAGATAAAGCAATAACTGCGAAACGCATGGAGCAAGAAGCAAAAAATTTAAAGTATCCGTTCTATGTTGTTCCTATGGATGGAACCTATACTGTTTATGGTGATGGACGTAGAACTATTCATAAACAGGACGATGATACTGGTTTTGAAATCAGTCCTAGTGATACAGTAATTTTTGTGCGAGGAACACCCGAAAAAGATTCTTACCTTGATCTTATCTCTGAACTTCAACGAGCTGGATATTGTGTTATAAACAGCAGAGATGTTACTGAGGTTGCTGGTGATAAGTATCGTTCTTATCTTAGACTAAAAGATTTTGGTCTGACTCAACCAAACACTGTTCTTATTCCAAACGAAGAAACTATTGAAAAATCGGTTGAAGAACTAAATACAAAATTTCCAATTATTTTGAAAACTCTTAGAGGTTCAAAGGGAGTTGGTGTTTTGTTTGTAGAGTCTGAACGTGCTCTAACTTCTCTAGTGCAGTTGCTTTACAAACAGGATAAAGATACAGATATTCTTATTCAAGAATATATTAAATCAGAGTTCGATGTTCGTGTTTTAGTTCTTGGTGGTAAAGTTATTGCGACAATGAGAAGAGATGTAATTGAGGGTGATTTTAGAAGTAATGCAAGTCAGGGTGCAAAGGTTCGACAATACAATCTAACGCCTTTAGAGAAGGAGCAATGCATTCTTGCTGCTAAAGCAATTGGTGGACTATTCACTGGCGTGGATTTTATTCCTTCAGACAACCCCAAAACAAAACCACCATATATTCTAGAGGTGAATAGTAGCCCTGGCACTGAAAATATTGAAGAAGCAAATAACAAGAATATTGTGAAAGATGTCCTAACACACTTTAGCAATCCAAAGGTAAGGTATACAGTCCCAACTGAATGTGGATGGGAAGAAGTTGTAACGGTAAAACCTTTTGGTGATTTGACAGGTAAATTTGATACAGGAAATTATAAGTATCCAGTTCTTCA